CTTAAGTAAAGAAGTAAACTAGTCCTTGCTTGGCTCGTTTATTAAGTTGATTAATAAACTCGTTACGCTTTTGTTTAATACCTTCGTCACCAATCCAAGCTTTAAAGCCTGTTCTTGGGCTTAATAGCTGTAGGTATTCTAGTAACTCATTAATATTTTTCTTAAATTGAGGTACTGACATGTGTACAATCTCAGGTCTATCTTTTCCAGGTGGAACGTATCCTGAAGCTGGTGACTCAAGGAATTGTTTAAACTTGAGTTGAGGCTTAGATAACTCTGCATCTTTCTTATCTTTAATGTACTTGTATTCTCTATCTAGAGTTACAAACAAGCCACGATAAGGTGATCCAGGGCCAATTAGCACTTCGTCTTTACCGTCAAGATCTTTCATTGCATCTCTAATTTGTTGCATAAAGTCTTTATGGAAAGCTTCTGGCATGTTCCACTCGAATACTTTAGGAGCAACAATGTTGTTTGCAACATAGTGTACAAACGGATAACTGAAAGAGTCAACAATAAAGTTATCAAATACAGGTGACATGAACAATGATTGTTCAGGTGCTTTACCACCATTAATGAAGTTAGCAGTCTCAGCTACAATTACTGATTCACGATATTGACCGAAAGTAGGGCCAATTTGGTTTTGTGCTGCTGTACCTTCATCTGGGTGGAATACTTCACCATGATCTAGCACTTTAGAACTAGCCTTAGCTAATGGATCAAACATTCGTTTGGTCTCTTGAATTCTACGGCGATTACCTTTAGAGCTTGTAACTTGGTATACAGCACCAGTAGGTTCTGCACCAAACTTACCAATAGAAATTGGTTCGCCCCAATAACCTACGGGATGTGGAACTCTACCTACTGATTGTAGGAATCGTACCATTCGTTTAGGTAGTGTGTACTGCCACTCTTCAGTTGTTAAGCTTAGAGTTGACTTGTAGATTTCATTAATATCTTTAGCTAGTGCATCTAAGTCACCATTGTAAAACTTAAGTGCATCGTCTCTAAAATCTGGGTGTGACTTCAAGAAGTCTTGAGCTTCCTGAATATGGAACATTGCTGGTTTACCATAGTCAGTAGTCATTAGAACTTTCTTAGCAAAGTCTTTATTAAATTTCTTATTACCCTTAACTCCACGACCACCGTATTTAAGTAGTAGTGACTTGAACATATCATTCTTTTCAGCTTCAGCTTCACCAAAAGCTTTTTGAATACCTTGTTGTTGAGCTACTGTAGAAAAGAAGTAACGTGGATCGCCAACTTCATCTGGTAGGGTATCAGTAAAGAAGTCTCCTACTTTATCAATGAATGCATCCCAGACTAAACCTACACGGCTTAGAATATCCATGTTACCAATGTCACCAGCTAAGAAAGCACGACCAGCAGAGTTCATATCAAGAGCTACTGTTAGTCTCGGTGTGAAAGCAGTACCATTATTCTTAGCATCTAAATAATTAGCTGCGTCTAAATACGCTTGTAGGGTATAGCCCCAATCATCTCTATCCGCTTCAGCAACAAAGTTCTTTAACGCACCCATCTGTTCGGGTGTTAGCTTTTGTAAAGCAGAACCAGGCTTAGACATTGCATCTACAATATCACGTTTACTATTAGGAGCAATACTGCGTAATAGTCTACCTTTAGCAGCAGCCTCAGCAATAAATTGTGGAGTAACAGTCTGTAACAGATCTTTCATTAAGATAGATTCTGAAGACATACCAAAAGCTTTTGAGGAATTTAATACTCTACCTAAAGTGAGTAAGAAGCTTAGCTCACGTTCAGCAGGTGACATAGTAAAATTACGACTACGAGCTTTACCTGCCATGCGGTTAACAAAGGCTTCTGCTGTTTGTTTATTAATACCTGTTTTGTGATACTCACTATTCATTTGGAATGGAGTAGAAACAGGTACTAAGGTTGCACGAGTAACTTTATTACGTTGCTCATTCAAGTCAGTAGCATCTTCGTACAAACGGTGGGTTGCATAGTCTTCCCAATAGGTAGTGAACTTAGGTGCACCAGAAGTAATATGCTTTGCTAGGTCTGTTAACTCAGATTGTAAATTCTTAGCCTTCTGATCAATAACTTTTGCAGCAGTATCATCACCGCTAATAGCTGCCTGAACATCTTCTTCTGAAATCTTAAATAAATGATTTACATCTAGTGTTCTTGGTTTAGTTGGGTCAGCTAAATGATCTAGTAGCGCATCATTAAACAATGCAGCAAAGTAACCTTTAATTGGAGAAATTAGTTTAGGTACCTTACCAACGTTATACTTAGCGTCAGTCATTGCTTTAGTCTTGGTGTATAGGTTTTTCTTTTTATCACCTTGACGAATGTTCCTTAAAGCACCTACATAGTCACCTTCTTCAGTTGGTGGAACACTTTGAGCGCGTCCAGCAAGAGCACCAGTTAAATGCTTTTGCATTTGACGACTTTTATCTCTTAGTTCTGCACCAAAGCCAGGAGATAGGCGTACAATCTCAATACCGTTAGGGTCTACGTCTTCTGTTAAGAACCCTGAGTCAATAAGAGCTTGAGTACCTAAGGCACCAGCCTGCTCATTAGAAATATTTTGATTGTCTTTAACATCTAATGGGTTTAAGTTTTCATCAATAGAAGCGCCTTTAGCCAGCTTTTTCATTAAGCGGCCCATGACTCTTTCCATCATGTCTCTTTTTAAACCACCAGCAACAGCAGTATTGTCCATAGGGCCAAGACCATCGTCTTCTAGTAATGAGTTTAGAGATGATAGCTCATCATTAACCTCTTGAGAACCTTCAATAGCACCATCTCCCTTTTGAATTGCACCAGCAAGAACTGGCGCTAAGAGAATAGCTGATGTAGTTACAGTGTTAGCTGCTGTTTTAGCGCTTACGCCTAAACCTTGTTTAAGATCGGTTAAACCATTTAGATTTACAGGCGTAGTAGTATTAGGGTCAAACCTAGTTGTTTGAATATCATTAAGAGCTTCACCAATACGCAATGAAGCACGTTGTAAAGCACCAGCATCTGTAGGTTTAACTACATCTGGAAATGCTTCCATTAATGATTGTTGGTTTTCCCAACGAGAAGGATCAAGAACATTAGCTACATCAGCTTGACGTTGTTTTTCAGCCATTAGTTCTTGTTGGTATAGGTCATAGGCAGAAGGCTCTTCGCCAACTACCTGACCTTCTTCTAGATTAAAACCAGGATCTTCTACAGGTTCAGAGTATGCTGCTGGAGCAACACCTTCAGTTGTAAAATCTTCTGTGGCAGAAGGTAAAGGTACTTCTGAAAAATCTACAGGTGGTGTAGATTGAATACGTTCTTGTAAGAACGGTGAACCAACAGACACTGGTGGAACTGCTGGCATCTGACCCTGTTGAGGTACAGGTGTAGGTTGTGGCACACTAGGTGCCGGTACTTGTGGAGTACTAATGAAAGAAAACTTACCCATAAGGCTTTAATCTCCTAATTCTTTCTGTAAATATTTAGCGAAAGCGGGACTTGTTCCGAAGATCGGAAGCAGCTTCGCACCCTTTTCAATTCGTTTATTCTCAGGCGCTTCTAAAGCTTCTCTTACTTTATTAATGTAAGATAATTGAGGCGATTGCTCAGCAATCTTTTCAATAATATTTTTAGATTTGTTATCTTCGAATAAGGGGAAGAATTGATCAAACACCCTTTGACCAGAGCCTAATAAACCAGTTTGGTTTAATACTCTTAAATATTTCTTATCTTCTTTTAGCCATTCAGGTGGTGACTCACCATACTTAATCATATCTTTTACGTAGATAGCAAGCATAGATAAAGCAACCATCATAGCAATAACAGCAGCAGCATTACGTTGATCGTCAGAACCTTTTCTACCTAAATCAGAAATTAGTCTAGGCAGTACATTAGCTGTAAACGTTGACGTATAACCTTGGAACTGAGTAAATAATCTGAAGTAAGGATCGCTATAAAACTTAGGTCTGTTTAATGTCTTAGGAATCACTACAGCTTCGTTAACAAAGTTATAGGCTGCTCGTTGTAGATTATCTTTAACTTTTTGCTCATTATAAGCAGTATCGTCTTTGATATTCATCATAAACTCAAGATCAACACCTAGACGAACTAAATGCTCTTTAGCGTCTAGAATATCTTGATCAGAACCAATATTATTACGAGCAACATTAATCCAGTTTTCGATAGCGTCTGCAGCTAATGCTAGTCTGGCATGACGAGTAATAGCAGTTACGGAAGTAAGACCAGTAATCTTAAAGAAACCTTCTGTCCATTTTTGGAAATAAGAAGTTAAGATATCATTACGATTTCCAATACCACCTTCTCTTAAATAACCTGCTTCAGATAATTCTTGTCGATGTTTTACTTGTTTAATTAGAATACGATCATCAACTTTATTACCAATTTCACGGAACAAAGCACCAAACTCTTTACCAAAAGTTGTTAGTAATACTTTAGTTGCTTTTACAGATTGAGGTTTATTTAGGTTACGGTATACCTGAGCAAACTCTACTGTTGAACTAATAGCGGCTAATGGTAAAGAAGAAATAGTACTTAAGAAGTTTACTAGATTTAACCCACCCTTTAGATAAGGGTTATTAATAGCATGGTACTTACCTTGCCTAATGTCTAAGAAATCCTTAATTTCTTTAGCCATGAACCCAGCTTGCTGTTCATTAATATCACCGTTATCTAACATTGCTTGTACTAAAGCAGCTAGCTTAGAACCGTCTTTGCCAATAATTGTACGGTTGGTATTGATGGCAGCAGCAGAAGATGCAAGTGAATAAGCGTTATCAAGTACATTATGTGACATATATTTGTCAAACATGCCTGAAAGTTTAGCATTAGCAATCTTCTTTTCAAGTTCGCTTTTACTTTTTACTTTGTTAATGTCACTGTTTAATAACTCATCTAAAGCATCGTCAAAACTGTTAACATAGTTATTATCAAGAACTGCTTGAGTTAGTTGCTGAGCTTCTTGAATAGACATGTTCAAGTGAGCTTGTAAGTCTTTAACAAACTGAGCTGAGTTTTTAGATACAAGAGTTTTATCTAAAGGCTTGTACTTGAGGAAATCTTCTACACTTAGTTTGTTATTAGTAGCGTTATTGTAAGCTTTAATAAAGTTATCAATTCTATCTGCATACTCAATAATACCGTCAACGTATTTACCTTTATCACCTAAGTTAAATTGAATCTTATCTGCAATATCTTTTACAGAGTCACTAAAAGTATTATTCTTTGTATGAACTAATTTAGTAATAGCAGATACAACTTGAGGGTTGTTTAAGATACTTGAAACTTTATTTGTATCTAAGCCACCGAAGGCAGCTGACAATTGTTCACTACTGCCAAAGTTTTTAAAGATGTTTGCTTCAAGCATATCTTGATGCTCATCAATAGAGGCACCATTAACAGAGCGACTTGCACCAAGAGCTGTAGCTAACGCTGCAGAGTAAATACTCTTATGCTCATTACCTTGCATAATGATATTAGAAAACTTATCCCATAAGCCCCTAATACCTTTATCTTCTAAAGCAGATTTGGTTTTAGCACTAATATTTTCTGTAGCTCTTTTTGTAACTTCGGGTAAAGATAGTTGGTCTAGTGTAGGAACCTTATTTGCGGAAGATAAGTCTGATTCTACATCTTCAATAATTTCCGTTACATTAGGCATTGTTACAAATGTAGGTAAACCCTGTGACATTTGTTGTTGATTCATCTTATCAAGCCATTGTTGCCTAAACTGTAAGTCAGTTGTAGGATCAACAGTTCTATTGCTTTGAGTTAATGTAGCAACACCCTTACCAGCACCAGCTAAACCCCCACCAAGAATTGCACCACCAGTGGCGGCATTTAATAATCTACTCTTTAGTTTTGTTTGTTCTTCAGGAGTAGTAGGTAAATTAAAGCCACCTTGTTCACCAAGATACCCTGCTAATTCTTGAAGTGTTTCAGTTACGCCCTCGGAAGCAGCGCCCATTACAGTAGCTCTACCAATTGCTTTTAGACCCAGGTCTTGTTTTAAAGCAACAGCTCTCATGGCTTCAGTTACATCTTTAACTGATTCTTTAGTAGCCTTAACTAGCATTTGCTCGGCAGCTTCTTTACCAATGCCTCTAGCACCTAACTCTTTAATAACGGCATCTTGAGTAGCTTTACGAGTAATATTTAAGCTAGCAGCAGCACCAATACCTTGAATACCTACTTTATCAAGAACTGCTTGAGTAATACCTGAAAGAATAGCAGCAGTAGCATTCTTGTCTTTTTGTTCATTCCATACTTGACCAGTATAAATAGCAGCAGGTACGCTCATTGATGCGCCATAAGTTAATGGGGAAGCCATTACTGAAAGTAAAGACGTAACCATTTGAGGAGCAGACGAAGCAGCAGTACCAACAGTATAGTCTAGTACTTGACCTAATGACTTTAATTGCCATTCACCCTTATCATTAAAAGCTTCACCACTTTTTAAGTAAGGTAGGTCAGACATTTCTGACTTAATTCTATTTAAATTTGTCTTAGAGATTTCGTTTAAATACTCTGAACCTGTCTTCGTTGCAAGTAAATCTAAGGCACCGTATAAACCAGCTGCAGTATTCTTCATACCTTGAGTAATACCTGTATCCCAATTAGATACAGCCTCACCAGTTTTAGTTTCACCAGGACGAACAATAGCTGGTCCAGCAAAGAAGTCGCTCTTACCTGATTCGTCTAAAGACGCACCATACTGTTTAGCGGTTGTTGTATACTCTTTAGCACGTAATCCATATTGACCACGTTCCTGATTTAATTGCTCTAAGAATAAATCAGCTTTAGAAGGGGTTTTGTTTTGTCTGCGTGTAGCTCGTTCTAGGTCACCAAGATACAAAGCACCTTGCTGCTCCTTATCCATAGTGTAATACGGATCAATAATACCACGTTGCAAAGCCTCAACAGAAAGGCGTTTACCAGCTTCATTGGTAAGATCGCCTAACTGTCGGCCATAAATATCTTTTTCACCAGTTAAAATAGGTGTAGCATACCCTTCGCGGATAATGCTTTCCATACCTTTTGTTTGGGTATCTGCACCTAGCTGAGAACCTTCAATTTTCTTTCCAGGAAGAAACTTAGAGGTTTCTCTCGCATTAACTCCTTTTAAACGGATTGTTTCGCCAGTTGATGTAGTCATTGTATCCGCATCTTTAGCCATAATACCTGCAGGTAAAGGCTCTTTAGCGGAATACTGAGCATCAATAGCTCTAAGTTGTTCCTGAATATCCATTATTTAGATTCCTTTTTGTTTTGCTTTGATAGCTGACTATTAGCCCACTGATAGAAAGCAGATTCGTTGCTACTACCGGAATATTCTTTACGGTATTTAGCACCATTATTTTTCCAATCAATAGCTAAAGCATTTAATTTAGCACGAGCAGCTTCAGGGCTAGCAGATCCTACAATTGCTTGCTGTTCCAAGTTTACAATCTTTTCAGGATTCATGTCTTTGTTGTTATCTACTTTAAATAAACTAGAGTCAAGACCTGTTCTGAATTGAATAACATATTTAGCAACATATGGTGTAATGTCTGCTGTACCTTTAGAAAGCTTACCTGCAGCAGCATCTGAAGCCATATCTCTTGTAGCCATAGCCATAATACTGTTCATAGCCATAGTAGAGTCAACATCATTAACGTTATAGCCACTACGTCTAAAGTAGCCATAAGCTTGATTAGTCATTTCACCAGCAGTAGGTAACACTTGTCTTACTGTGCTCACTTTACGAGTGTCTGAACCGAACTGGCTATTAAGAATACTGTTAATAGTATCGCCTGTTTGGCCTACTAATTTTTGATAACGTTCAGCTTGTCTTTGTGGATTATTCTCACGAAGTTCTTCACGAGCAATCATCATACGCCATTGATTACCAAATTGAGCTGCCATACGTGCGTCTTGTGCAGCTTGACTTTGTTGTAACAAAGCCATTTGTTGAGCAAATCTTTTATCATCACGGTCACGAAGATACCGTTCTTTAGCTTCAGCAATCTCACGTTGATTTTGTGCAACAAATCTATCATGCTGCTCTTTAGCTTCTGCGCGTTTATCGGCAATCTCTTGACGAATATCTTGTTGACGCATTGTAACAGCATTACGCATAGCTGCTTTACGATCAGCATCTTCCTGAGCTTGTCTCTTAGATGATTCCATAAAAGCTTGTCTACCAGCAAAAGCGAGTGAGCGACCCATATCATAACCACGGATACGACCACCTAAAGTCATGATAGCTAAGCGAGCAATCTCTTGGTTATTTAAGCCTAAGGCTTCCTTAGCACCAGAGAATGTAAAGGCATTCTTGAATGAATCAATAAAACCTTTTTCGTCTTTAGGTGCGCTATCATCATAGCCCTGCATTTTCATGTATTCATCAATTGACTTAACACGGCTTTGTAAAGCAGAAGAAGCTGCTTTCATATCACCTGGTGCAACTGGAATTACTTTATTTTCTTCAGCAGGAGTTTCTGCCCAAGCAGCGTCTGACTCATAACCACTCAGCCTATTGATTTCAGCTTGAGATTGATCATCAGTAGGAATATCAAATGGCTTTGCTACATTAGCTTCAATTTGTTGTGGAGTAAGCTTCTCTACAGGAGGAACCTCTACAGGAGGAACTTCTGCTGGAGGAATTACTTGAGCGGTACTTTCTGAAGGCATAGGTACTGGAGTAACTACTACATCAGGTAGTGGTACTTCAGTCTCACCATCAACGTATTGTGCAACACCAATAACGCCACCTAATACGTTAGGTACTTCAGGTGTACCGTCCGCATAAGGAAATGCTGGAACTCGTTGAGTACCATCCATATAACCAGCAGCTTGCTGAACTTGTTGTGGTACTCCACCATAGTTACCGGCAGTTGGGCGAGGCACTGATGAATCTGTTTTAACAATATTTACTGTACCATCACGTAGCTTTTTACGGTTAGCTTCCCGACCTTCTTTGACCATACGTTTAATAGCTTTCTTATTCTTAGGGTCTTGAGCAGCTGGTTCAGGAATAACAGCTTCACCAGGTGTAAGCATTGCGGGTACAGTATCAGTACCTTCAGATAGCTTATGTTGACCTTGTTTAAATACTTCCATCCCGGCTAAAGGATTTGTAGAAGGTAAACCAAGCTTTTGTCGGTTAATTTTTAATGGAGGAACACCCATATCTTTCATTTTAGCTTTGTGTGCATCCTCTTTGTGACCGATACTTTGGGACGCCTTAGCCGCTTGTTCCTGTAGTTTAATACCAAATAATTGGTTTTTACGTTCTTGATCTAAAGCAAAAGCTTTTTCTTTACGTTGTTCGTCAGCTTGTAGCTTCAGATATTCTCTATGTTGTTTCGCTGATAGCGGTCCCATAGTATCTCCTTAGAAAATTCCTAGTTTCTTGGCTAATAAGCCAGCACCAATAGCCCAACCTACTGGACCCATAGCAGCTAATGCAGCTTCACCACCTGCCATAGCAGCGCCTGTTGCACCAGCTTCAGCGCCAGCGCCTAATGCAGCACCTGTACCTACAGCGTCAGCAGCGGCAGCTCCTGTAGCTAATGTACCAGGAACCATACTAGCAGCAGTTGTAACTCCTGGTAGCCCACTTGCAGCTAATCCTTCAGCAGCAGCAGAAGGTACCATACTAGCAGCAGGTGTAGCAGCTAAAGGTGCCTGAGTAGCTGTAGCAGTTTTATATCCTGCTTCTAAACCTTTAGCGGTAGCATCAATACCTTTACCTAGCATCATCCCACTTAATTGTTGGGTTAAAGGGCCAGGCTGAACAGCACCACCAGGTTGTTCCATTGAAGGTTTTAATTGAGCAGACAATGGTGCAGTAGCTGATTGCTGGCCTTTAGTCCAATCCCAAGGATCATCTTTATACATATTCATAATGACTCCTTAATAACCTTGCCAAATACTTGGTGTTTGAGTTTGAACAGGTTGTTGTACCTGAGGATTGTTAGCTACTGGTTGTTGAGGCTTTAAATAAGTATTGCCCTGAACAATAGGTGTTCCAACTTGAGCTTGTTGTTGTTGTAGTGGGCCGCCAGCACCTTTACCTTGAGGGTTCATTGAAGGTTGCTGTACAGGTTGCTGTTGAGCTTGATCAGTAGGCATTTGAATTGTAATTGGTTGACCAGAAGAACCTGACATAATTACTTACCTCCCATAGCTTGCTGACGAGCAGGGTTGCCATAGATTGTAGAAGCATAACGTTGTAAACCTTGCCATGTAGAATCAAGACCTTGTTGTTCAATCTGTCTTTGTTGGTTACCAAGGTTAGCAATACTGGATGTAGCATCTGTGACAAGTTTACTTTGACCGCCAACATTTTCACCAATGCCTCTTTCAGCAAGCATTTTATTTTCAAAAGCTTTTTGAGCAGCTTCTTGATCAATCTTAGCCATTGCAGCAGCAGTAGCAGCATTTTGAGCACCTTGCTGAACGGATTGACGAGCTGAGCCTAGTGTACCAGCAGCACCATAATCTTGACCTAGCTTAGCTGTTTTCATACCAGCTTCTAATAGGGCAGCATCTTTAAGAGCTTTGGTATCGTATGCACCTTTAGAAGCTAATTCAGCTAAACGCTGTTGTTGGCTACCTAAAGCGCTTGCGCCTGAAGTGGCAGCAGACTCAATAGCACCAGCACCTTTTGTAAAGGCTTTCTCTTGAAGACCAGTAGCACCAGCTACTCTACTTAGGTCACCTGAAGAATAAGCAGCTTCACCAGCTTTACCTACATTCTCTAAATAAGGTTTAGCCCACTCTGGAATAGTAGAAACGGTACCACCACCGCCACCATACTTCTTAGTTAATTTGTAATTCTTAAATTTCATTCTAAATCCTTTCGCATTACCACATAGGCTTGCTTAAATCCTGGGACGTACTGAGGTAGTACTTTGGCCCATCCGGGTCTACCCCATTGTTCAATTGCTTTACAACCATTGTCCTTAGCAAACTGCTCTACGGTTGGAAAGACTTTAGATTGTTCTTCAAAGTTACTGCCACTAAAAGCAATAATATGAAGTGTAGTATGTTGAGCATACTGAAGAAATTCAGTTAAACCTACACCAACAATTTTATTATCCTCAATAACACCCCAGCATTGAGCAAAGTTATTGAGTATTTTTCTTAGATAATCGGTCAGTGTAGATTCTCCTTGACTATGCTCAAGTACTTTGTTTAAATGATCAGAAATAGTAGACCAATTGCTTACTACTTCTTCATGGGTTAATTGTCGGATAATCATAATTTTGATTTTAATAATTCTACTTCAGCGGATAATTCTTGTATTGCTTTAATTAATACTGGAACTAAAGATTGGTAATCAACAGCTAACTTATCTTTAAATACACCATTAGGGTTAGTGTACACTAAAGAACTTTCTTCTTTTGTTAAGTCTAATACTTCATTAGCAATTAAACCATAAACCTTTTTGTCAAAAGTAATATGTTCAGTATCCCATAAATATGTTACTGGGTTTAAACTGTTAACAAAAGACAAACCCTTATCAACTGGCTTAATATCTTTCTTTAATGACCTATCAGAAGTTGAACTAAAGTTGTATGTTACATTGTTAGTACCACTACCGCTAACAGTAATTACTGTTCCAGCAATACTGTTATTAGCAGAGAAAGAGTTTGAAACGTTGCCTGAAGCACCGTTAAGAGTGCTTACAACAGTTACTGTAGTCCACCCACCGCCTGATAGGAAGTAATTTGAGCCAGGAGCAGTAGCAGTTAAATTAGACGTTGTAAGGGATAGTGAACCACTTAATGTTAAAGAACCAGAAGTAGTTACTGTACCAGAAAGAGTTAGCCCTGATACACTACCTGTACCACTAACACTAGTTACTGTTCCTCCACCTAACCCTGCGACTGGCGCCCAAGTACCGTCATTACGTAGATACCTATCGGTACCACCATCCGGTGGCATAATATTAACATTAATAAATTTTAAATATCCACGGTTAATATAAAGTGCAGCAGAAGAAGTGTTTGCGGCTTCAGCAACAATACCTGCACCCGCAGTACTGTCTGAAGTAAAGTATCCACCAAAATAGCCTTGACCAAATACACCAATAGCATTTGCATTATAAAAACCAGGAACTGCAGTACCTACGACACCTACGTTCCATTGTGAGTTTACTGAGTTAGCTCTACCCATAGCGCCAACTCGAACACGGCTTGATCCAGCAGAGGTTGCGCCAACACTAAATGAACTGTAATCAATTGGGTAGCTTATACCATTAACAGGTAAAGTATAAGTAGATGTTGTTTGACCTTGAAAGTCTGCGTCACCGAAGATTTTTAAATCAGCAGTACCTGTAATAGTACCTGCAGTTAATGTACCCATGTTAGCAGTAATAGCTGCAAGGTTATTAACTGTCATTTTATCTGCAGTAACTGCACCAGCAAAAATCTTTTCAGTAGTTACTGATCCTGCTTCAATCTTAACAGCAGTTACTGCGTTAGCTGCAATTTGGTTAGCGCCAATAGAGTTAGCTGCAATTTTATCTGAAGTAACAGCATTAGCGTAGATCTTATCGTTAGTAATTGCACCGTCAAGAATCTTTAGTTCAGTAACAGCATCATTCATAATTTGCGCTGCTGATACTGTGTTTGGTTTTAGCCCACCAGTAGCTTGATCTAAAGCAGCAATGTTTGTTTTAGTTGCTGTTACGGCTGCGTCAGCAATCTTCAACTCTGTAACAGCCCCGTTCATTAACTCATTATACGATACAGTTAAGTCTGGGACTAACACATCTAAATCAATAGCAATGACATCATCCATTACCCATTTGTAGTCAGGTAAGCCAGTGGCAATAGCAAACTTGATTGTACGATTGCCTAAAATCAAATAGTATAAACGGCTTACAGCACCAAACCCGTTAGCTGTTGCATACCATGTATAGTCAGCAGGGTTAGTAGATTCTACATCTGTTTCACTATTAAAAATACCAAAGTAAGTTTTAAAGCTAGGATCATCTGACATGTTAGTGCCAGTATTGTCATCGGCATATTTAATATGTAAGTATTGAAACTTATATGACTTTGGTTCACCATTTGGTAAATCAGGTTCTACTGCAGGTGTTGTAGTTAAAGACACACTATCCAAAGCATTAGCTAAATTAGATAGAAACGCGTCTAGGTCGTTGTTACCTGTATATGGTGGAATAAATTGCATATTACCTCCGATCTACGGGTTTAGCATCAAAGTCATAAAGTGGTAGTCGCCAATAGCTATTAGATTCAATTTTGAAGTTCATAATACGACCATTAACCCTTGGGTCTACTTTATAACCTTGTGATTTAGGGTTGTCAGGCTGGAATACAAACATATCTGTTGAATCAAATGTAACTGTATCGTTATAATTGTTTTGACCTTTAACGTAGATGTTAATACTTCCACCATTAGGTGTGTGATCAAATACAGTGTATAGGGAAGTAATTAAAGAACTACCTTTAATATCACCACTATTTAATTTTAATTTTTCAATATAAGAAGTAAAATTACTTAAAGTAGTACCATTATACATTTGATAAGAATCATTTGTAACAAGAGTTGTAGTACTATTAGTTGTCATATACACTGAATCTTTAGCATATTGAAAACTATTATTTAAATTAGAAGGACCAATAAAAGAATAGGTAACATTAGTTAATTGTCTAATAGTCCAAGTAGCATTAACATAATTAAAAATTAAAGCTTCATTACAAACACTAGATGTACCTTTAGGGTATACTACCCAAATTTCTTTATAGTATTTATCTCTTACTACGTGTACTTTATCTACTGCTGCTTTATTTAAATTTGAAAAGAAATAATCTTTAATTCTGCTGTCAGCAACAGAATCAATTTTACCTGAACCATTATGTACGTAAATATCATTATTATCTACTACAAAATGATTACCATCAAACTCTACAACACAATCTGTATTTAAAATACCGTGAGTTTTAGAATATGGTTTTACAATAGTTTGATTACCAATAGACACCATTGAAATACTGTCTTGGGAATATACAAACATACTACCACGTAACTCAGCCATATCTAATACAGGTGCTGTAGAAGATAATTCAAACTCATCAGCAGTGTCGGTAGTTAAACCGGGTTCCCATACACTTGGTACATTACCTGTAGCTGCTTGAGCTGAAATTCTAATTGTGCCAGGTGCATAAGTAATAATACCTGCATCATTAATAGTTAAATTAGCAGCAACTAACGAATAATTTAATGCTCTAACTACTTTAGCAGTAATAGTTAAACCTGCTGCATAATTCCAATTAGGTAATGGTTGAAATGAATTAGTTGCAGTAGGATCACCGTAAAGACAATATAATGGGGTTGATTTACCATTATTAATGATAATAGCAAAACCACCATTAAAAGCAGTACCTTGCCAATCACTATTGTTATATTGAGCGTCATTAGAGGATAACATATTAGATACGTTACCAGCAGAATCTACTCTGTAAATATAACCGTTCTTAGCAAAGATATTATACCCTTGGTCTGGTCGTCTCCAATGAATGCCAAAGTCAGCAGCAACAGGTAGTGTACGACCAAGAATCTCTCCAGTAATTGTTTCAACGGACTGATTCCGGAAACGTACGTTCTTAACATCTGTAAAAATGTTTGGTGGTAGTAGCATAGGAGATACGTCTTTATTAAGACCTCCACTACCTAATTGTGTAACTTGTGGCATATATGTTCCTTATAATTTTTCTTTGATAAAGGCTTTTACAAGTTGACCAACAATATCTGATCTGACAATATCGTCTACGGTAAATTCTACAATTGGAATTTCAATATTATGCTTACGACAAATATTAACAAACCTGAGAATATCTTTACCTGAATTAATATCTGATTGTGAGCTATCACCCATCAGAATCATTTTACTGTTTTCGCCTAATCGAGTTGTGATTGCCTTTAATTCTTCAATAGTTAAGTTTTGACATTCGTCAACTAATACTAAAGAATTTTCAAATGACCTACCACGAATTGTTTCTAAAGGTTGTAGCTGAAGAATATCTTTAGCTAAAATATATTCGTATTTAGTTTTACCTAATTGCTTTTCTAATACAGAAATTAAAGGTAATAACCAAGGTGTTAGCTTCTCTTTGATGTCCCCAGGAAAAAACCCCAAGGATCTACCAGTAGGTACATTGCTACGAGTAAGGATAATAGAATCATAATTTCCTGTTAAATATAATTGAGCTACTTTACTAGCTGCACAAAAGGTTTTTCCCACACCAGCAGCGCCTAGCGTAACTACAATTGGGAATTCCTCAATAGCTTCTAATAATAGTTGTTGATTGTTTGTTTTAGGTTGAATGTGAAAGGAAGAGGTATCACGTTGGATACGTTCCCTACGCTGCTTTTCACTTCTCTTCATTTAAGTCCTTATTACCACTTGACTTTATTTGCCCAATAAGCGGCGCTTAATGGTCCTTTAGCAATGTCTTTCGCATGTCTTGCTTTAAAAGATTCTCTACGTTTACGGTAAGCCTCTGACTCACCTTCTTTTTTAGGGCTACCTTTAGTACCCTGTTCACCAAACCTGATTAGCCTTACTGTGCTACCCTCTTTAACTAAGACAGCATGTGACTTAGTAGGGTGGTTAGGTGTTCTTTTAGGCTTGTTATAGCCTGCAAATTGTTCACCAGCATATTCAATCATAAGAACTTTCTAATAGGTACCGCCTACAAGAAATAAGCGATTGTTTAATTACTTCTGCTTTGGCAGCTTCCCCGATAAGAAATTCTGCATCCTCTCTAAATAATTGTTCTCCAGTGCTTCCTGCTCTTGAGCAGACAGTGGAGCAACTATTACTTTCTTGGGAGGTAGTTCTTTCGGGACGGTTCCGCAAGCTACTAATAACAGCACTATGTTTAGCGTTAATAGCTTTAATTTCATTTTCTTTTTGTAATTGTGTTAATACAAACTTCTTTTGTAGTTCTTGATATTTAAGTTCTTGTTGTTGTAATTGTTTTATATAGCTATTAGACTGCTTATTAAAAGCTGTTTTATAACCATAATCATAACTAGTATAACCAATAAACAAAAGAAATACGGCTTGTATAATTGTTTTAATCATTGATACACATACGGTATTCTTCCATACGCCTCTTAGTAAGTCCAGGTAAAGGGTTACCTTTAAACTTATCCCACTTAAGAATTTCTTTACAAGCTCCGTCATAGTCGTATGCTTTCAATTTCTTAACAAGAGTTGATTTGCAAAAAGCGTTTTCACCAATATTGTATGTTAATGATACATATGCACTATATTCATAAGCATACATAGGTACATCAGCACATCGTTTAACTGCTTGTTCAAACTTGTTTGTGTCCTGTAATAATTTAATCAATGCGCGTTCTACTGTAATTTTGTCACCTAACTTTACGTTGTCTGTAGTTCCAAAACCAATTGTAGCAACATCGCCTTTAACTGGTGTATATGCTTCTGATCTAAAACCTTCATGGACTGCAATACTAATTAATGCAGAAGCAGTTAAAGAAAGGGAAGCTACCCTCATTCTTTCAATCATAGGTAGCTCCCTTATATCAATAACCGTAAGGTTCGTCTTTGCGTCTAATATCTTTATAGATACTATAAAGCTTATGACCAATCATTAAAATAGTGTAAATAAGAGTAGCCCAGAGTAAAATCTCGGATACTTGATAGCCAGCAACCGTGGCAATTGAAACAGTTACTGGGGCAGCGGCTTTTGTTGCCATACTAACTCCTGTTTCTGTTGTTTGTTGTAAAGTTGATGACATATTAATCACTCCAATATTGTACTCGTGAAGGAGTAGTTGTTTGGCCAGAAGTTGTAGCTGAACCTAGTTTAAAAATAACTAATCCACTAATAGCAGTAGATGATGTGTAGTATTTAACTGTAGGCGCAGTGTTGTAAGTAAAATAAGAAGCAACATAGCCCCCTAGAGATGAACCTTTTGCTTGTAATCTTTGATTAAAAGTAACATTCTTTAATATTGTTAAACCGCTAATTGCTGTTGAGATACTATAATATTTAGTAGTCGGAGCAGTGCTAAACGGGTTAATTAATTGCACATAACCAGAAGCTGTTAAGCCTTTTGCTTGCAGCCTCTGATTGAATGAAACGTTACTTAAAAGCTTAATACCAGATAAAGCAGAAGATATAGCTGAATAACGTACAGACGGAGGTGTTGTAAAATTATTTAAAGATTGAATATAATTATTTGTACCCAAAGCTGCTTTTTGTAGCTTTTGGTTAAATAAAACACTCTTTAAGTTTAAAATACCTTTTGATACTGCACTATATGAAGCATACAAAACAGAAGGGGCATCATTAAAACTTTTTAATGACTGGACATAGCTCATATTGGCCCCTCTTTATTACTTACGCTTTTGGCATTGCAAACACGTTCTTACCAATAGTAAACATTAAATATGTTTTAGAAGGTGTTTCATTACTTGAAATATACTTTTCATTACCAGGGTAAGAGTCGTATTGATAAGCATTAATATTGTAATTTGTTCTAGTAATACCAATCATTTTAAGACCATACAAAGTTCTGGGGAAATTACCTCTAGCAATATTTTCTACAACAATATCGTTAATAGATAGCTTTTCAAAACCTTCATCATTATAGTCTGAACGCATCATGTAATTACTATTGTAAGCGCCACTAGTATCACTGTATGTTAAGAATGGTGGGTAAGTTGGTAAAGCATGAGATTGAGTAATAGAGACAGTTGCTGCTCTAGCTGTAGTTACACCTAATGCACCTGTTAGGTAGGCACCACCGTTTGTTAACGAGTTGAATGGCCCTGATAGTTGGTTAGCATGCTGGGCAAAAGAAATATATGCATCTAAGAATTCAGCGTTATATGTTGAAGCATTAGTAGCGGCTACAGTTCCATTATTTTGAATAGAAAAACCATAAAACGGTGAATGTAAAGAAGTAGAGCTATGATCTAATGGGTGACCAACAGAATGATCAGTCACCATTAATACTCTCTTATCATAATCGTTTGCATTGTATGCGCTAAAAGCGTAAAGAATTAAATATTCTTCTGTTACAGAAATATAATAATAAAAGTTATTTGGTTGCGTGGTGTTATGCATAAACGTATCGTATCTAGCAGAAGTAGTAGTGCCAGAATAAGGTGTTAATGACTGCATCCAAGTTGCATTATCAGTAGTTCTAAATTTACCAACTTGAGGTGAACCAGCACCTGAATTACCACTAGACCCGTTAAAATACAGTCTGAAGGCTTTTCTGTAAATATTAGTATAACCGTTTTCTTTCTTCATTGGTGCATGTAAAATCATTTCCCCTGGGTTGCCACCACTTGCAAAACTACTAGTTGGGAAAACAGCAGATGTCCATCCACCTGCTGTAGTATTAGATAAAACGTTCCAATCACCTACACCAGAAGGTTTAGCTGGGTTAACACCAGCAGGTGCAGTTGCTGCTGTTTTAATTGCATTGAATAGACCCCACCACCCTAAGTTAGAGCCGTCAACTGTAAATTGAATTAGCATATTAATTCCTTTATTGATTATTGATTAGCTCAGGTACTAAATAGCAAGCGTTTCTAGTTTGGCCTGACCAAGAAATATTAGATGCAGCGTATCCTGATTTGTGTACAATTAAGATACGATAGTTTACACCATCAATAACTACTTGTTCACCGTTTGCACCTAAGTTATCTGGCCCTCTGAATACATAATCTATTTTTCTAAGAGCTGCGTTAGGACCGCTTGAATCATAAGAGTAACCTGAAGCAAATAATGGAGTTAGCTTATTCTGTAGACCAGTATAGCCTTGCGCGTATTGGGGGTATTGACCAGTAACAGGGTTAGGGACAACTGTAAAGGCATTGTAGTTAACAGGCATCCAATAAGAGCTAGCATCTTTACCTTGTGCGCTATTAGCAGTAGTAGACCCTGAATTAGTAATATAACCTCTTTTACCAATATAAATATTATCATTACCATTAGCGCCTGCGTCAAGAACGCTAGTGCCCATTTCAGCAGAGAAATTTAAAACAGGTAAAATTGCGGCATTAACACTATTGAAATAATAAGAGTCTTCAATAGTGGCTTCATAATCCATAGCCATATGGGTAAAAATATTACCTGAAGTATTTACAGCTTGGAAAATAATCCAATAAGCGCTAGCGTAAACATAAATACGGCTAATATTAGATGGCATTAATTGACCATAGTTACCAGTATTATCTTGCCAATAGCCTGAAGCACTATTATAGGGCCATGCGTAAGTATAGCCGTTTGTTGTAGCCATACGAGGTCTTAAACCATAACCTGACGTATCCCAATTTAAAAAGGAATAATAAGTAGGTGTAAAGTTAGGTAAACCTGTAACAGTATTATGATCGCTATGGCGCTTGTTGATTTGTAAATAACCGCTACTCCAAGTAACATAAGGGTAAATTTGCAAACCATTTAAAGTAATGCCACTTAACCCACCTGTAGGACCAACAATTCTTGATAAAGCGCTGTTACAAGTTGTAGCATTAAATTGAGAGGGAGAAGTATAAGTGCCTGATAGAGCATTATAAATATCCTGCAAAATAGTATCAATTGTAGTTTGATCATTAGATAACGATGCAGGGTTCATTTCGTAACGAATATACATATGTTACTCCTTATTAGGCAATCTTTTCAAATAGACCTTCAGGGTCTTTAATTTCTAACTCTCTACCTTCTTCTACACCAAAATAACCATCGTTATATTCGCCAATTTTAATAATAGCAGATGAAAAAGCGTAATTATCGAAAAAGCGACCAGGATCAATGTCTAAAAGATTAATACCTTTTTCCATTGCTTTTTCTTGTGATAAACGGTAAGCTGTAAAAGTTAAACCAGATTCATCAGAAAAGTTGATGTTAGATTTGATTTCCTTGATTTGTTGTTCTGTTAACATTTAAATCTCCTTAAGATTTTAAATAACTAAAGTTTAAAGTAAGGCCAGCGCCTTTGTTTGTTGTTCCAATTGTTGTAATATCTACAGTTAAATAATCGTCTACTGCCATAGTAATAGCAGGAGTAATTACTGATTTAGTAGAATTTGCGTCAATTGTTAATGTTGTAGTAGTGGTAGTTACACCGCTAGTTTTCTTAATTAGAATAGTTACTGTTGCGTCAGCAGCTGTATTTAATCTAGCAGTTACACTATCAATAACTAAAGGCATTGGTGCATACCATCTATCTACACCTGTATATACTTGCAAAGTGTCAGGTTGTTTTAAAGTAACATAGCCTCTTACATTTGTTAAGTTATTGTAATTTAAATAGTATGAAGCGTTCTGATTATTTAATTGAGCAGCACTACCTGAAATATTAATACCCCAAGTACCTGTCGCATTGCTGCCATTTGTATTAGCTTTACTATCTAAAGCAGTTTGTAAACCAGATACAGTACTAAATGTATGGTTGTGACTATCATCATTAACCGTAACATTAATACTTGTTGTACCTGAGCCTGAAACATCACCTGTTAAGGAGATATTTTGATTAGCTGTTAAATAACTTGAGGTATCTAAAGCCCAGTTATTTACGCCAATCTTTTTAAGTAAACCAGAAGTTCCTGCTAAATTTGCAATTGCAGTTAAATCTTCATCGTAACCTTGCACTGTTGTATTTAATGCAGAAGTAGGAATAAAATCTAATGTAGAGTTTTTCCATAATCCTGCTGCAGAATCATAAACTAATGCTTGCCCGTTAGTAGCTGCAGTAATTAAAACATTATGAAGTTCTTGTAACTCATAACCGTTTTGAATTCTAGTTTGAATAGCACCTTGGTTTGCATGTGAGTAAGTAACTGTACCAACATAAACCATATGGTTTGGAGCTACAGGTTTTACATTAGTAAAGGCACCAGGCACTGTAGGGCTTAAATAAAGAGTAGTACCGTCAGCATATGCAGAAGTGTCTACGCCAGACACAATACCTGAGATTGTTACAAAACCGTTTTGATTATTTAAAATATCGGCTGTAATCATACCAAAGGTGGTAGCTGAAGTGATTTCGCTTGTAGCTAAAGCTTTACTTACTAAACACTTATTACCTGCTGCACCAGAAATATATACAATAGTACCTTTAGTTAAAGTGCTACCTGTTTCGTTTCTAACCTGAGCAGTTAATACTGAGGCAGGGGAATCGTAAGAAACAACAAGATCAATAGTAGTACCATTAATTGTTGTAATAATACTAGCATTACTAGAAGTAATTGACTGAACAGCAGTGTCTGCTTTAGCTCCTTGAGCTGCAGTAGCAAACGAAGTTGAATCCTGTGATGCTGCTGTACCTAAAACAGGTTTGTTTAAAATTTGAGCGTCACCGGAAGTAGCATTCCAGTCAGCATTAACGTTTACTTCAGCGCCTTCTTGAATGCCACTTAATTTAGTTTTTTCAGCAGTTGTATAATTGTTATCAGTATGTACATAACTTGCATCTACAACAGTATTAGCATTATAAGGCTGTACTGGAGGACCCATTGCAGAAGACTTGATAGCAGTAACAACTTTAGCTCCTTGAGCAGCAGTTGCAAAATCTGAA